GATGGGAGGACTTTCAAACAGTACACAAAATCTATGAGCATCTGTCCGATAAGAACCGCCAGGAGGCCGCAAAGAAATTCTCCGCGTTTTTTAAAAATGCTGATAATAAAAATGCTGATAGAAAAAAGCCAGCAAAATAAGGCACTTTGGGAACATTTACAGGGGTTCAAGTCCCGCCTCGCGCACCAAAGACAGGGGGTTTAAAAAGCCTCCTGTTTTCTTATGTTTTTCGCAATTATGCCCTGTTTTCCTTGGCTTTTTGAGATTTTTGCTGCATTACATTTGTCATGTGATTTTGCGTTTTGTAATGTGCCAAATTACATATTTTTCAGCAAATTGCTGATGAGAAAATGCTGATGAAAGGGCGGGAGGTAATTCCTCTCGCCCTCTTTTTGTGTCAGCCCTGTTCCATCTGCTGAATCATTCTCTGAATGCTCTGCCTGGTTTGATCGTCCGGTGCGCTTTCCATCAGGTCACGAAGTTCCTCAATGTACTCATGTTTCGCATCGCCTCTGGAGTAGCCACGATAGGATCTGTCGCCCCTGGAGTATCTTCCCATGCTGTCGCGTTTGGCATACTGCCCGCGTCCTCTTGCGCCGGACATGCCTCCGTCATAGTCATCTCCACGGTAGGAGCGCCGATCATACGGTCCGCCGTCTTCGCTGTATCCGGACTCTTCCTCGTCTTCATATTTCCAGATGCAATGAGCATCCTTTACGATGTCCATCAGCTTGTACACGCTGTCGATCTCCTCGCGGCTGCGGAACTTTCCGTTCTGCACGATTGCGCTGAACTCATTGTCCACAAGCTTAAGGATCCCTTCAATGCTTTTCATGGTGCTTCCCTCCTTTCCCGCTTAAGCGGCTGCGGGAGGCGGATAAAGTCCAAGAAAATACTGAGTCTGCGCGGTCAGCGCATTCTGAATGTAGTTGTTGCTCTCCAATGCATTGATTTTGTTGTTCAGCTCAACGATCTTCTCGTTCTTGGCATCGATCTTGTCCTGGCACATCTTGTCGAGGATCGCCTGAGTCTGAGACTGAATCGCCGCACGAGTCGCAGCACCTTCCGTTGCAACGATATTCTGCGTCTGCACGGTAGCAAGACGGTTGTCACAGCAGCATTGTGCAAGCTGTGCCTGAATACCGTTCACGGATTCCAGGATGCTCATCTGTGCGCCGTTGAAGCCACTACAGATCTGAGACGAGAGATCACCGAAGCCGGATGTGATTGCGCTCTGGATGCCTCCGATCTGAGTGCCGAGCATCTGATCGCGGAAACCGTCATTGATGTTCTGGCTGTTGTTCATCCATGGGTACAGACCATCAAAGCCGAACCCGCCGCCACCGAAACCACCGGAGAAAGCGAGAAGCAGGATGATGATCCATGCCCAGTCTCCGCCGAAGCCTCCGCTGAAACCGCCGCCGTAGCCGGGAGTGACCGGCATGCTGAAATTCATTCCTTCGTCCATTGTTTATTTTTCCTTTCAAAATATATTTATCCACTACCGACTATGGCCACTCGCCAGCAGATAGATACACTTGAAAGTTGCAACCAAACTTGCAAGTAAGTTGCAAGTAAGTTGCAAGTAACTTATAAGTTAATAGGTATAATTCTACCTAAATCTCTGTGCCATTTGATAAGCATTGTTAATTTGCTGCTGGCTGACCTGTCCGGTCTGCACAAGATGATTTAAAATCGCTTGCGGATCATTTATGGCAATGCCCTGCGGAAGATTGAACCGTCTCTGCATCAGAAACTGCATCGGGTTCGCCTTTAACTGCTGAAGCATCCCCATCATGTTCATCGGGTTATTCATCATCGTCAGACGCCTCTGCTTTCTTTGATGTGCGCTTCCGTCCGGAGATTCCGTACAGATCTCCCTTGATCTGTTCCACCTCTCCCGTAAGCCCCTTCATCACAGCCAGGATCTCGCTCAGTTCTTCTTTTGTGACATATGCGGGCGTTTTCACATCCGCAGAAGAAGATGCGCTCTGAGCCGATTCTGTGCGTTCTACGAGGTCATAGATTCTGACGCTCGGCTTCCCTGTCGCGTCTGCCGTCTTCAGATAGATCACTTTCCCGCTCTGCTCCCACAATGCGACCGCGCTGTTCGGCACAACTGGGTACATCTGTGCTTCCTGCAACCCGCTTACCCAGATGATACCGGAGGTCGCCGGAGTCTGCGTCTGCTGCTGAGGCAGAGGGTTCTGCCCGTACTGATAGGTCTGCGGCAGATACGGATTGTACTGCGGCAAATACGGATATCCTGCCATGTTCAATCATCCTTTCTGTACCAGTAATAAATCGGGACATTCATACTGCTGTCCCAACTGTCATACAAAACTCCGTCAGAAACCGTGGCCACATGACCGCTGCTCTTCAGGATATACACGCCGTGCGGGTAGTCTTTGCAGAACTGCTCAACCGTGTAGCACTCCGGGCATGTATTTGGTATCACTTCCCTCCGGAATCCTTCCTCGCGGAGAGCAGAACCCCACACGAGATCGGACGATATTACATCGCCCATGAGATACCCGTTCAGGGCAAGCCGCACGTAGGCTTCCTCCCATGTCAGATCGAGTGCTTTTGCGATGGCTCGGACAGAGCAGTCGCCAGCCCCGTCAGTCCTGACCGGATTCGGATTGTAGTATTCCCACATCTCATTTCTCGCTTTCCTGCGGCTCGTTTCCAACCGGGAACAAGTCATCGTCCAGGAGCATCAGCAGCTCGTCATTGTCATAGCTTTCCATGCGTTTCACGATCCTTTCCACAATAAAATTGTATAAAAAAATCCCACCGTCTACGAGCAAATAAACGGCGGGTGAAAGATTCAAAAAAGTCTTATAATCGGCTGATCAGGAGATCCCTGTATCGCTTGCATACATGCTTCACATGCTGCGTGGAGTAGTTTGTGTTCTCTGCGATCTGTTCGTAGGTCATCCCCTCGCAGTACCGTAGCTTCAGCATCTTCCGGTAAGTTGGATTGATTACATATTCGTCTATGACATTGCACATGTCGCTTCTTCTGTAGTCAGGCATATAGACACCTCCAAAAATGAATATGCCGCCAGACAACTGCAAGAATGTCTTATCCTTAAACAGTTGAATGGCGGCTTTGTTTTTTGGCGGCTCTGTTTTACTTTCATGCTAACTTCCACGCTCAAACCAAGCGCGAAAGTAACCAAAATTTAGTTACATGTTTGCATATTATCGAGAGTGCAAACTTACATCGTAACAATCATTTCCTTGTGATCACCGCACAGCGTCAGCTTGTTCATGCAGAATGAAGGCGGAAGCAGCATCATTCTTGCGGCATAACCGCCGTAATCCAGCCAGCTCGTGGCGACAACCACCTTAAACGGCTTGACGCTCACCACATTGTTTCTTGGGTCGATTACGATCTTCCCCGGCTGTGTGGTCAGCGGTTTGTGCGTGTGCGAGGAGATCAGCACATCCATCCCGTCAATCGCATATCCGAACCTCTCGTTCCGGTTCACGGATGCTCCTGTCAGGATTCCCCCGCCCGCCCCATGCACGACTACGATGGTGTAGGACGGGCGGAAGTACCCGCAATGGTTGTGGTCTGGATCTTCTCTGCCGAGCTGTATCTTCAGGAACGCGATGTTCTCCCGGTACAGGTCTTCGGTGTCAAGCTTTGCCGCGATATCGTAGACAGGATCGTCATCCGCGTCCTTCCCGCTTCTCCGCTCGTGATTTCCGGGCAGGATGCACAGGATTCGGTCTCGCACGGGTTCCAGTATCTTTGCCATCTCACGCTTTTGCTGCGATGGACTCATCGTGGCGCGAAAGCAGTTTGTCACCGAGCTTTTCGTTCCGTTATCGATCAGGTCTCCGCTTAGGATCAGATACGTGTTCGGAGTCTCCGCAACAGTTTCTATGAACTTGATGAACTCCTACTCCCTGCACCCTGGGCTTCCGAGATGCACATCAGCCACGGGATAGATCACGATATCGTGACCTCCCATGAACTGATGCTGGATCATTTCAAAATCGGGCAACATCCGATCACCCCTTTGGTTTAGTCTTCAGTCACCTCATGTTTGCCCTGCACTTTGTTGTACTGAGCGGTGCTGATCCCCAGGAGAGCGCCCAAAAGGGTGCATACAATCGCCGAGGTCTTTGCAATAGGCTCTGCATAAGGCCAGCCCCATACCGCCGCAAGACCGACATAGGCAGTCGTGCATGCCGGGATCACGATCATGACGATCCATTTCAAAACATCATATACTCTATCAGGCAGTTGCATTATGTCATTCTCCCTTCCATTCGATCCAACCTTCGATCCACATCTTCCATGTGTGTCTTAATGGCCGGAATGTTCTCTGAAAACATCCGGGCATATTCGTTATGCGCTCGGATGTCTCCGTTCATCACATCCATCTTCGTCTCAATGACTGCAATCTTCTTGTCCATCTCTATGGTCTGCTTTTTGTTTTGCCCGATGATCGTCAGAATAGAGATGAGCAAAGAAACTCCTGACGATATCACGACTGCAACAATCGTTGCTGTGGTCTGGCTCATGTCAACCACCCCTCTCCATCAACTTTGTCCATGTTCCGTCTCCTACTATGCCGTCCCATTCCTTCTTGTTGTTTGGGAATGCATACTCCTGAAAGTCCTTTACGGCATCCGTCAGAGAATCCGTCCACACACCGTCCACGGGAACTTCATAGCCGCGATTCAGGAGAAGTGCCTGAAGCAGCCAAATCTCGTCAAATCCTTTGCAGTTTTTGTCGATAGTTCTCAGGACGAGTTTGTGCGATGGAGCCGGTTCGGGCTGTGGTGCAGGGTCTGGATCATCCTTGTCCCATGCGTTCAGATCTATTTCATATTTGATGCTGTTTGCATCCGCGAACCTCGCATCGATGTTGTTCACGGCTGGTCTCTCATATTCGCGGCAGATGCGGCTCGTGGCGGTAAACACATCGTTGGTGTTCTTCAGGAATTCATACAGAGCCTTGTAGTCCTTCTGAAGCTCCGAAATCGCAAACTCTGTCTGCATCTCCGCGTCATCGATTGGTTTCCCGCTTGCTTTCCAAAAGTCCCATAATGCCGCCTGTCTTGTCGGATAAGTCCATTGCGCCAGGAATTTGCCGACCCTCCCGTCACAGAACTGCGCTTTGCTCACAGATCCGTTCATTACGTTCTGTACATACGCTTTCGACATCGTTCTGTACGGCGAGAAGTCTCCTTGCAGTCTGTACGGCTCGTTTCCGCTTTCGCATTGCCAGTTGCCAAGAAATCCGAGCGCCGCTGCCTCTGTCAGACCGTGTCTTCGGAAGCAGTTATATATTGTCTGTTTGTAGCTCATGCCGTCCACCTCATACATGTTTCCAGTAGATCGCGGACACCGCGCCAGGTTCGCACAGGATTTTATTGTCGCCTTTATGCGACTTCAGCTTGGCAATTCCGGTCAGAGTATAAGTGTTGCTTATGCCGCCAAGGTCTACCACCTGCGCTCCCGTGGTAGGGGTAGCACCTGCCGCGTAGACATCCTTGGAGGACACCCACGGTCCGGTAAGCGTTTCCCCGTTGTAGCTGGAATAATACGGGTACACCGTCAGCGTTGCAGTTCCGTCATCATGCACCGCAAGGCTTCCGCCGTAAATGGTTCCTGCTTCCGTCAGCCATGAGATCGAAGCGGATTTCCCTTCGTGGTAATGGTAGTCATGCTCCGTGTCCGGATAGTTGAGCAACACATCCTGTTTGTATGCGATACCGTAGCTGCTGTTCAGACAGAAGCGGACATAGTAGCAATCGCTCGACACCGTCCACTCTTTTGTCGCGGCGGTATCCGCCACATGCCGCAGGAAGCTTTTGTCCATGGCATACTCAAAGCGATCCATCGTGACCGGAGCCTTGGAGTAGTATTTCGTTCCGGGATACACCGGAATATGGTTCTTCGTCCTCAGCTTCACATCGCTGTCCGCGTTTGCGCCCGTGCTGGTGTCGATGTCTCCGATCTCGGTGATCTCGTCCCATGTGTTGATGTTGCTGACATACACATCCACTCCGTCAAACCCGATGATCGCTCTCGGATTCGCCGAACTCGGATCGCCGCTGCCGCTCTGCACGGGGCCGATTGTCAGCGTCAGGTTCTTGAACACCGCAGCCATATCCGACTCAAACGCAGGATTGCTTCCCGCAAGCGTGTCTTTGTGCGGTTCATTCATGATGATCCGCCGTCTCAGTTCCATTACATTTGCCATGACATCACCGCCGCAAACTCGCCGTCTTCAAAGTTGATTTCGTACATCCTGTTCGCTTCCAGCGCGGTCTTGTCGAACCAGTCCGGGAACACCACCGCATCCGGAACAGTCAGTACCGCCGGTGTCGCTCCGCTCTTGAACATCACATCGATGACTCCGCTCTCCGGAGGCGTGATGCTGATCGCCGTGACCGTTCCGCAGACATACCGCACGTTTTCCACTCCGGCGATGGTCGGAGTCGCACCGATGACCGTTTCAACGCTGTATCCTCCGACCTCGCCCCTCGGAATCCCAAAGGCGAACAGCCCTTCCGTCAGCGTCACGGTTGCTTCGCTCCCCGGTTCAAGCGTCTCGGAACTTGCCGATGCGTTTCTCAGAAAGTCCGCGTTTGCCTGTGCGCTCTGTGCGTTCACCAGGGTCTCTGCGCCAAGATCCGTCAGTTCGTCAATCCAGTCCTCGTAAGGCTCAGGAGTTTCCGCCGTGGTCTCCGCAATGTCCCGGAGGATACAGATGCTGTAGATGACCGACTTGGCAAGTCCTCCTCCAACATACCAGAAGATCTCGATCTCTCCGTGTCCTTTGTACGAGGTGTCCGTGGCGGAGATCGGCCATGTCAGCTCGTCTCCGTCCTGCGAGGTAATCGCTGGGTACGCTGCGCTGTCTGTCGGTCTCTTGACCATCAGCACGGCTGTCCCCGCTCCGAATGTCTCAATCAGGTAGGACAGGTCAAACACAAGCGTTTCCGTCTCGTATGTCCCTCTCCTGCCGATGATAATGTCCTGTTTCCCTTTTTCCGTGACCGTTACTGTTTGAGTAATCATGTCATCACTTCCTTTACCAAGTCATGACGGTTGCGTACACTCCGTCCTCGATATTGATTTCATAAACCGTATTGGCTTCAAGAGCCGTTGCATCAAACCATCCGGGGAAGATCACCGTGTTCGGCACGGTCAGTACGGTCGGCGTGCTTCCGCTTGTAAACCGCACATCCATCATGCCGGATACGGGCGGCGTAATGCTCAGGCTCGTCAGCGTGCCGCAGAGGTACTTTTTGTTCTTCACGCCCACGATCACGGGAGTCGCGCCTGTCACGGTCTCCTCGTTGTAGCTTCCCGTCTCCGCAAAGTATTTTGCGTTGTTCTGGTAGTATTCGCTTCCGCTCCCCACAGGGACGCCGTTCTGTGTTCCTGTCGCATAGCCCTCCGCTTTCAGGGCATTCGCCCCGGAGGTTGCGCTGCCGGAAACATCGATTCCGAGAGAGGAAGGGAATACATCTACTGTAACTTCTGCACTCATGCCTTATCCTCCACAATCAATGTCCCGGCCAGCACAAGGTTGCACATGAACGTGCCGGATCTGTACCAGTCAAGGGAATACACGTACCGCCCGGTCGGGAGCAGCGCCGTATCTGCTGCCGTCAACGAAAGTTCAAACTCGTTGTCCGAGATCCCGGTGAGGGTCTTGGTCAGCAAGGTTGTCCCGTTTAAGGCTGTCTTGAACTTGAATTCAAAGGTGTCGGATGCGCTCGGAACGACTCCGTTCAGCCTGAAGTACAGCGCGATGCCGTAGTCTCCTTCCGCCATCTGGATGTTTTTGTTGCTTACAACCCACATGCCGTCACCCCCTTATGTCGATGTGTAGTACGCGATCTCGCCGTAAACACCGTTTACTTTCAGGTATGCGCCGGAGTAGTCATTAAAAGACAGAACATTGCCCCACACCATCAGATATCCTGTTCCGCTGGCATACCCGCCGATTGACATGAAATCCATCATTCCGGAGGTTGCCAGTTCGCTCGGCAAACCGATATATCCGTTTTCGCGGAAGTCTGCTCCGTAGATCCTGATGATGCAGAATTTTCCCTGTTTATATGCCTGAATTCCGGTTGCAACGGCAATTTCCGTAATCGCTTCTCCTGGATCGCCCCATGCGACATCATAGTTTGTGCTGGATGTCTTCTTCAGAACCTGTCCGGATGTCCCGCCGGACGGGAGTCCGTGCGTGTCCGTAATGTTTCCTTTCAGTTCGTTGCACGCGCCCACAAGGTCGGTTGCTGTGAAGCCGCTCAGGTCTCCGACATCTCCGGTCACCTCGTTAAGATCCTCGATCTCTCCTTCAAGCCCGACCAGCGCAGACTCGACAGTCACCTCGCTCCAATGGCTGCTGTTCCAGTCCTCTCCTCCGGTAATTGCCGTTCCGCACACGTACAGCTTGCTGTCATGCATGCAGTAATCGCCGACAAGGTAGTCTGCTGTGCTGTCATACTCAGCGGCGATGACATCGCTCGTGGCAATGACCTCGTCCTGAATGTCATTTAAATTTTGTGCGGTAATGACCGTATTGCCATCCGCATATACACGTTTCACAAGAGCCATGATCAAGCTCCTTTCACAAGGTAAAACCGAATTATTCCCGTGGCGAGTTTGATGAGGATCAGGAAGAACATGGACATGCTGAAGATCCACCAGTAGATCTTCGCGTCATTGCTCAAAAACTCACAGAAACCCGCCACAAGAGCTGAATAAACCGCGATCAGAATGAAGGCGGTAAACACGTAAACACTCACAGTTCATCAACACATTCCTGTGCGAATTCCATTATCTCGTTTGCCGCTTCCTCGATGCTGGTTCCGCGAATGATGCGCGAATACCGCACGTTGTCTTTCACAATCTGCCCGGTGATATCGTCCACCTGCATGTACGTGACAGCGAGGCGCTGGACTCCGTTGATTGTGACAATAGCCGCGCTTGATACAAGATTCATGCTGCAATGCTCCTTTCAATAAGGTCATCCATATAGGAATACACGGACTTCAGGAATCCGCTTTCGCTCTGAAGATCAAGTGCATTCGGATCGTCATAGCGCACCTGATCGTATCCTGACTGCCGCGCCTTGATTTCCCAGCCGAATGCCAGTCCAGGAGTTCCTTCCACAACAAAGTATCCGGTCGCCCGTTCCGACACCCAGCAGTCGCCCTGCCCGTATTTTTGCAGGAACACCTGATATCCTTTCAGCGTAGTTGAATAATCAAACAAAGGATCTGGCTCAATCACGCAGATGCCGTTTTCATCAAGCTGCCCTTCACCGATATCGCCGAACGTTGGTGCTGGCGTTTCGTAGCAGTAGAAGCTGATCTGTCCGTACTGATCATCGTTCAGAACCCTTCGTTTTGTTCCTGTCGTATAAACGCCGCCCGGATACATGCTTGACGAATTGGAATTGTCCTGCACGCCGACATGGATCGTCATCGGGAGCGTTGTGTCACCTGCGTAGTAACCATCAATTCCGTCCTGCTCCCACACCCAGTAGGAACTTGCGTTTTCTTCTTCGATAAAATAGGAAGAAGACCGGATTTGATGAATCACGTAAAATTCAGGGTATCCTGTCACTTTATTCTTTGTTCTGCACATGAACCCCGCGTTGGATGACATTTCAATCGTGCTGTCATCCCATCCGAGTCCCGGCATAACAATGGAACCGTGATACGGCGCGTCAATGTGTACGCTTCCCGTTGCATTCAGGCTGTTTGTGTAGATCCCAAGATAGTCGATCTTTGTTGCTGGCGCTCCGTAATAGTCATTGACGATCAGCAGTCCGGAGATGTTGTCTTCCCCGCCAAGGGTCAGCGTTCCGCCCTTGATGTTCGATCCCGTGATCGATGCCTGGCCGGGAGTGTCGAGATCCGTAAAGGTGACCGTTCCGGTCATGTCGATGCGGTTTGCCTGAATCACAATCGCTTCGGGCGAGAGGTTGATCTTGCTGATGATTTCATCGCTGCCGACCTTCTTGCCGACCTCGATGTTGATTTCCCCAACCTCCTGCACGATCTCGGAATAGGCTTCCTCGTAATCGTTTTGCAGGGTCTGCACCTTGTTGTATGTCCGGTCGGTCTTGGTCAGATACGGGTATTCGTGATCGACTTCGTCATCCGGAGGAGCCGAAACATCCGCCGTGATATGCGGCGAAATGTTCCACTCGATCATCGTGATCTGATACATGGAATCGTCCACGATCAGCATGTCTCCGATTTCCGTGGCCGGGTCGATCAGCGCCCCTTCCAGTTCAAACGGGCGGAAGCAATATCCGTGCAGTCTGCTGAAGGCGAGTTCCGCCGCTCCGTTCCTGGAGTAGTTGCATTGCTGCCTCAGCACATAGGCCGAATCGTTTCCGACCGCATCCTTGACCCCGGTGTCGGATGTGAATTCCACGCCCTCAATCGGCAGGAAGCTCGGACTCGTGACCAGTTTTTCTGCGCTCAGGCCGATGTCCTCGATTCCGATAAAGTCAAATCCTTCGACTCCGCTTGCGGATGTTCCGACAATGGCGTTCCCGACTATGGCAAAGTCCGCCACCGCGTAGAACCCGACTCCGTAGGAGCCGTTCAAAAACGGTACGAACCGCAGCTTATCGTCCAGCGTGACGATCCAGCTTCCGCCGCATCCGGTCGCCGCAAGCATCATCTGATCTCTGACCATCCTTGTGGTGTCCAGACCGATGAATGCGAAGCGGTTGTCGATGTTGTTGATGTTTTCAACTTCAAAATCGACCGCGTCCGCAAGGATGGATACCATCTCTCTCGCCGTGACAGGCCACGATGCCGGGACATCCTCTTCCGGTACGACTTCCAGCCAGTTGATTTCCATCTTCAGCATCCGGTCATATCCGATGATCGACAGGTTGCCGTACATGTCCTCTTTCCGCTCGTCCGTAAAGAATGTCCCCATCCGGATCCATTCGCTTCTTGTGTACCCGTCTTCGCTCATCAGCCGGACGCGAACTGAGAATTCAGACATCCGCGCCCAGTTTTCCGTGCTTTCAATCAGCGTCAGTTTGCATTCCGAAGCGCATGCGTTTCCAATGGAAAGCCCGTCATCCTTCAGCATCCTGGTTGTGATTTTGATCGTTTTCAGATCCTGCGCGGTATAGACATGATCCCCGTTGATGACTTCTACTTCGTAGTACGATCCGATTTCGTCTTTGATGGCTTGATATAGAATTGAGGTTTCTCTCATGCTTGTGTCACCTCTGTAATCCGGGCGCTACACCTCTACCAACGGGAAAGTGATGTTGTCCCAGTATTCCGTTCCGTCATCCTTCAGAATCAGATAGGAAGCGGGGTTGTTGTTCGCGTACATTTGCTTGGTCACCCGCCCGTACATCGGATCGTCATATTCGACCTGTACGTACTCCGGCAGGATCGCATTCAGTACGATTTTCAGTTCGTCCGCCTTCAGGGGTCGGCATGTGATGTCCATGCGGATTTTCGTGCCGACCCTCATTCTGTGCATTTTGGAATCCATTGTGCGTCCGGCGTCCGGACCGTCCACATCGTTGCGCTGCCATTTCAGACCGCGATAGCCGATGTACGGTACGATGTCAGTTCCGTTGATTTTCAGTACCATCTCGCACCGCCTTATCCGAGCGCCCTAGCCTGACGCTTCTGCGTTCTCGTGATGCCGCGCACGAATTCGTCAAAGTTGATTTCGCCGCCGCCGCCGTTTTCCTCAATGGCGCTTACCAGCCTGTCCGCAATCGTGTAGATGGCGGAAACCACGTTCTCGTTTGCCGATTCCACACCTGCGGAAATGCCTTCCACGATCTGCTCGTTGTTGGCTACCGCCGTCTTGCCGTTTGAGAATTTACCGACTAGTTCCCCGTGGTTTGCCATGAACATTCCGTCTTCCGGGAAGCCGCCTGACGCATAGTACGAAACATGGAACGTAGGTACGCTCGGCGGTCTGATGCTGAAAGATCCCGTAACGCTCAGATGCGGAAGCTTGATCTTCGGCGGTCCCATCGTGATGTTGAACAGGTCTTTGATCTGCTGCAGCTTGGTGCGGATGGTCTCTTTCAGGTTGTCCAGTTTGCTCTGGCACTTCGTCTTGATTTCTTCCCACTTGTTGCTGAGGTTCTCCTTGATTCCGTCCCACTTGGTCGAGGCATCCTGTTTGATCTCTTCCCATTTGGTTTTGAATCGCGTCTTGATCTTCTCGGTCAGTTCCTCAGCGTTCGTCTTGATGGTGGAAAGCGTCTGCTGAAATATTTCCTTGATGGCGGTCCAGGTCTTGCTCGTGAAGTCCTTGATCTCGTCCCAGTATTTGTAAATCGCCAGCGCAATCCCGGCGATGGCAGCAATCAGCAGAGGAATCCAGCTTCCAGTCAGCAGAGAAATCGCAACTCCGACTCCGAGGATGCCGACCTCCAGCGCAACAAACGCTTCGGTGGAAAGCTTCCCGGTCTTGATCCACTCCCTGAGTCCGACCGCGATCAGCGCGATGCTTCCGACCAGCAGCCCGATTGCCGCTCCTACCTTTCCGAAGGCAAGTGCGAGGCCGAGCGTCACGAGCAGAGTTCCTCCGATCATTTCCGTCAGGCTGTCGAAGTCGAGGCCGTTTTTCACCGCATCGACCGTTCCTTTGACCAGCAGCACCGCTCCGGCGACCGCCATTGCGATTCCGAGAATCTGCTTCATATCATTGATTCCGTTTGGAAGCTGTTTAATGAACGTGGTGATCTTCCATGCGGCAAGTGCGGCTCCGATGGCGATGGCAAGTCCCTTCACAAGTTCCAGATGTTCCTTAATCCATTTCGCCCATCCGGAAAGTTCCGCTTCCTCAAACTCAAAGTTTCCACCGGCTCCGCCTCCGCCTCCGCCGCCTCCGCCGTCAGCGGGTTCTTCCAGACGGTTGATCTCGTCAAAGCCCATGAGCTGGTTCTTCCATTCTTTCGCGGCCTTCGCCGCTCCGCCAGCAGCGTCTCCCCAACCCTTTACTCCTTTGGTCGCCTTTGCGTAAAACCCGTGTCCGCCGAGTGCGGCAAACAGTTGCGTCATCGCGTCCGCGACCGCCGTGATCAGGTTGATGAGTCTCAGCAGCAGCGGAGTGACCGCCGCCACAAGGGTTGCAAGCGAAGCGCCCAGTTGTCCGGACATCATCGAGCCGTGGTTCGCCAGGTTGTCATACGCGGTTGCAAGGTACTGCAAATGCCCTCCGCTCGTCTTTGCAAAGTTCACGGTGGCTTTCGCGCCCTCGCTGAATGCTGTGGTCACCGACTTGATGATGCTTCGCAGCATTCGGTACATGGCGATTCTTCCGAGCGCGGAGATAAAGCCCTTCAGCATGCCGCCGGATTTCTTTCCTGCTTCTCCGACTTCCTTGACTCCTTCAGCCGCTCCCTTGGCGGATTCCTGCATTTCGTTCAGGGCGCTTGACGCTTCCTTCGCGGTTTCCGTTACCTGCGTCATGTCCGCGCTTTCCGCCGTGTTGATGGCCGTTGTGTCCGCCGTCACAGCCGGGATCGCCGCCGCATCCGCCGCAGCCACGCTTCCTGCCGCCGCAGAGATCGTCCGCATGCTCAGACCTTTCATTCCCTGCAGCGCCGTGGAAAGCCGCTCCAGCCTTGCGACCGAGTCTTCCGAAATGCTGTTCACCGCGCTTGCCACTTCCGCAAGCTGTCCGGGGAACTTGTTCCCGATGTTGATGGTTCCCACGCCCTTCAGCTTGCTCAGGGCTTCCGCCAGCGCCTGGATCTTTCCTGCGCTTCCGCTGTCGATCACCGACAGGGCGGTTCGCATCTGCCGGAACGCATCGGCCAGCTTGTTGATCTGTGTAACTGCTCTCGCAGATGATGCACCGATTGAGATGCTTAGTTTGTCGATAGATCCGTCAGCCAAGGCACATCACCCTTCCTGTTTCTTATTTTTGCCGAAGTTCTTTCCGGCCTGTACAAAGCTTTCCATCCACGCTTTTGCCCAGACGGCTTGCTGTTCCTTCTCTTTCTCCGTCCTCGCCTTCTCTTCTTCCCGTCTCCGGGTGAGGGTGATCGGCTCCGCCGGGTATTCCGCAGGTTCGTGTCCTTTTTCGCGGAACACGTTCCCGACCGTTGCGTTCAAAGCGTTCAGAACATACAGCCCGTGAAGCCACGCTTCCTCGTCCACGCGTTCCCTGCGTATCCGGTCTGCTTTGTAAAATGCCCGTGCCATCAGCGGATCGTCAAACCAATACTGTTCGTATGTCATGCCGATTGCCATAAAGCGCGGGCAGTCCTGCTCAAATATTTCGCCGATAGACGGCGGTTTTCCGTGCAGAGTTTCCTCGCTTAGAATTCCACCGTCACATCGGAGTTTTTTTCCAGATCCTCTTCATCCTGCACGTTGTTGGAGGTCGCCGCCTGGTTGTACAGGAGGATCAGCCTTTCCAGCATCTTCGGCGTCACGCCGTGCAGAACTTCCTGAAGGATCCGGTCGGTCTGGGCCTTGGTCATCTTCCGGTGATGCATCCGGAACGAATAGAAGAAGAGTTTCGGAATATTCGTTGCCGGATAATCCGTGACCTCTTCGATTTTGAATCCGTCTCTGTCCATGATGAACAGCGTCTCCCGGTTGAAGTCCAGTTCAAAGGTCTCCCCGGTGCGGTTGTTCGTCAGCTTAATCGGATTGATTCTTTCGTCCATAAAATCCTCCGGTCAGATTAGCCGCCGTTTACGGTAACGGTCGGTTTGCTCACCCATTCCGGTGCGCTGTTGGGAGTAATGTACAGCGTGGTCTCCAGCATGTTACCAACGCTGGACTCGTTCAGACCGAGCGGAGCAGGGTCGCCTTCAAAGGCAACGGCATCGCTCAGGCCATCGTGGATGATGTAGAACCACATGGCCGCGCCTCCGGTCAGGGAGTCGTGCGCGGATACGCAGGAAGCCCACACATCGATCAGATCCTGCGTCAGGTTCGCGCCGAATTCCAGAGCGCCGCCCAGATCTTTCAGACCTTCCACATAGGTGTGATCATTTTTGTTCAGTGCGGTTCGCTACGCCGCACCCGCCTTATCAGGCAGCTTCATGTCACCATGAAGATCAGACTATATCTTTGCCCTCCTCTGTAGGGCACTCACCATTTCCACCCGCTTGGGTGTACTCCCTTTCGGGATAGTCGTTGAACCTTCCTCGTAAGAGGCTTGGCTGCTGATTGTCTTTGCAACTGTGGAAATTACAAAGAGTTTCCAGCAATTAAATGAGTTTTCAATGTGCATTACTGCACAAGGGAGCAGTTTTGTTTACTCGGTCTCTTCCAGCGTGGTGCTCTGAATGGTCTCCGGGGCGGGGTTGAAGTTCGGGATGCTCTTGATCTCCGGGATCTTCTGAAGCCCGCTGGTCGGTCTCGACCCGGCCGAAGACTCGGTGGCATAATAGAGCCTCATACCGGCCGTGCTGAATCTCTGAGACATATTCAATCAGTCCTTTCTTATTCGTTAAAGTAAATCATCATGTCCTTGCTCACGACTGCCTCATAGCGGCACACGATGCGGTAGATAGTCGCATCCTTCACGTTCGGGATCTGCTCCCGGAACGTTCTCGTGAATCCAAGTCCGTTGAATACCCCGTCAGCGGTATTTGCTATTGCCTTTGCTTCGCTCTTTTTGCCGACCGCTTTGTTGGAGTAAATGTTCAGTTCGTACATGACGGACACCGCATTCTCAATGTTGTCCGTCCGCATCCTTTGCAGGATCCTGTTGTCCGATTCGACCAGCGTGGCGACCGGAAATTTCGCCGGGGACTCCACAAAGTCGCTGATCACCAGCAGCCCCGGATGTTCCGTTCTGAGTGCCTTCGCAACATAATCGAATACATCGTTTTCAATATCGATCATGTCTGAAACACCTCCTTCGCCACAGCTAGAATTTCTTTTCGCAGATCCTTGCCCGTGTTGTACATCGCCATGGTCGGCGCGTTACCATAGGACTTTGTCGGGGTTCCGCCAGTCTTTTCTCTCGGCAGCCACCACCCGTTCGGGTTCATGGCATTCTTCTGTCCTGGATACGTTCCCGGCCCCGTGCCGAACTCTGCGTTCAGCGGATGTCCTCCGCCGTACTTCACGCCAGCGCCGAACTCTGCAATCAGCACGGTCTCGCCGGATGCGATGATCGAATACTCGTTTTCCCCCGTCTTTTCCACGGACACGGATACATCCGCATCCCCGACATAGAGCAGCCTGGAGAAGCCGAGCGATACGTTGGTCGCTCCCATGGACGCAAGCTTCATGCAGAGTTCGTCCGCTTTCCGGTCAAGGCTTTTCGCGTAGTCTTCCAGTTTGCCGATTGCCCGGTCGATGGATGTAACATCCAGCGGGTTGACTTCGATCTTCATCCGACCGTCACCTTGCTTACAGCGATGGCGATGGAATCCAAACCTTTCGCTACGCGCTTGACAATGTAATCGTATTTTGGCAGCAGATACGTAACGGCGGTGCGCTGCGGATCTGATGCCGCCGAAGTTCCGTTCGTTTCCTCATACGCCGTCACCGTGACATATTCCGGTTCTTTGTCGATGAACAGAACGGCAGTTTCGTTGACTGGGCAAGTCATATCTCTCGTGACAATAACCTTGTCATAGTTTCCCAGGCTGCCAAACTGCTCAAACTGCGCCTGACCGATGGCGGCGGAAATGTTTGCATAAAACGGAATCGGCTCTTCGTATTTCGGGGCGACCTCTCCGGTCTCGTTGCCGTTTTCATCGACCACGATGTACCGGACGGTCGGATCGTACATGCAGTACCAGAAGTCGCTGTCGTTGCGTGTTCTTCTTACTCCCACATCACTTCACCGCCCCGCAGATCGGCGTGACCCGTCTCAGGACGGACGCCGGGAGATCCCCCGTTTCGTATTCTCTCCTGACTCCGTTTTCCGTGTAGGTGACCTGATAGTCCCAGCCGCGCTTGTTCAGCATGTAGGCCGCAGCATCGATCACCACATCCGGGTACATCGCCAGGAACGCTTCTTCATCCATCGTCCGATACGGATCTCCGTAGCGGGCGATCTTTTTTCCTGCCATGGACAGAAAGGCAGAGATCGTGTCCTCATCTGTCTCATCGGTCAAGGCTTTGACCATTGCAATCATTTCGGATGTATCCATAATCTCTGCCTCCCTTGTTTACTCAGCCGCTTTCGGCTTTCTTCCGCGCTTCTTCGGTGCTTCCGCAGGCTCCTCCGGAGGGAAGACTTCCGAAACAAACTCTTCCTCCTTCGCCGCAGAGGTCAAATCCGCAAGCGTGGTCATGTTTTCTGATCTTTCCTTCTCAAAATGCCTGTGAAGCATCATGGCGGCTCACCTCACGCTCAGGTGGTGGACAGGTGGATCATGCCCTTCGGGTTCAGCAGATACGGAGCCGCGAGGATAGATCCGGCCAGCACGGTGGACTGGTTGAGGATGTCACGGTCGGTCTCGATCATGACGCCGCGCTTCAGGAACACCGCGAGAGTGTTGCGCTTCATGATGTAGATGTCTCCGGTGCTGATCAGGCGGTTGGTCACAACGACCTGGCAGCCGTAAGCCATGCCGACAGCGCCACGTACACGGACTTCAGCAGCGATCTCGGAAGCCGGAATCCAGTTCTGGCTGATGAGCTGTGCATAGAAATCTGGCGTGATGTACATGATCTTGTCGCCGTCATAGTCCTCGCCGTACTTGGCAAGTGCCAGAGGAATGTCGGTGGGGGTCAGAGAAACGCTGACCGTGTAGTTCTGCTCGGAAGCGCTGTTCGCAGCCAGGGCGGCGAGAAGAACTGCGTCCATCTTGTCGTCAATGGAGAGGGCAATCTGGCGGGCTGCCTCGTCCAGAGGAGAGCCGTAACCGCTCAGGACTGCCTCGTCCGTGATCTGCACGGCATTGCCGAGCTTGATAATGCTGACGGAGCTGGTGGTCTGGGTGAGCTTCTTCAGCGGGATGTCATAGCCTTCAGAAACCTGAGAGGCCGCACCAATGTACGCATAGAACGGGAGCGTAACGGTGTTTCCTGCCTGACCTTCCAGCGTGCGGTCGATCATCGCCGCAGGTCCGAAGACCATGTTGTCGGTCAGTTTGGGTTCGATCAGATCCGCGATGACCTGCGGATTGAAGAGGTTGGAAAGATAAGTTCCAGTAGAAACGTCTACCTGTGCCATTTCATTTCATCCTTTCTTTTCTTTGGGGGAGTCTTTACCTCCCCATCAGTTTGTTGTATTCGTCCGGGTGTTCGTTTGCGAACTTGACACGGTCTGCATACTTCATCGCATCAAGCTGCTCTCTCGTAAGCATTGGTCCGTCCGTTCCCCCGGCTCCCGGTGCGGGGATCTTTCCGAATTCCAGGCGGAGTGTTTTTTCCTTTGCCGTCCATGCCTTCTGGAATGCATTCAGGGCTGCGTCCACATCCTCGGCTCCGTACAGATATTCCGCCACCTGCGCCGCGACCGTGCTGTCGCTCACAAGAGGCATGACCTTCGCAGTCATCGATGCAACCGCCTTCTCCTTGCGTAGCTGTTCCAATTCAGCTTTCATGGCTTCCTGCGTTGCTTTTGCTTCTTCTGCGGCCGCTTCCTCGGCGGTCTGTTTTGCCCGGATCGCCTTGGTCTTCTCCGCGTTCTCCTTGGAGAGTTTGTCGTTCGCCGCTTTCAGCTTCGCCATTTCTGCCCGGATCTTCGCCAGTTCCGTGCTTTCTGCGGTTTCCGTGGTTTCGGTGGTCTCGGCAGCTTTTCCTTCTGCCTTGGTTTCGGTGCTTACGCTTGTGTCAAGTTCTGCCATAGTTTTTCTTCTCCTTTGCGATTTAGGTCTTCTCTGACCGTCTTATTTGTGCGTTTGATAGAGCAGTTCTCTCTGCTTTGTTTGCGTTTTCAAGTCTTCTCTGACCGATATTTCAAACGGTTGCCCGTCTATATCCGTGGTAGCGGGTAGCGGATTTGAACCGCTGATCTTTTGCCCATGAAGCAAACGAGATGACCTCTTCTCCAACCCGCGATAGAAACAAAAAAAGCCAGTAATCCCTTGGAGTCTGTCCAAAGAACTACTGGCTTGTAGTCCGGCTGAATCACGCTCGGCAGGGGTTAGCCTTACCCTTTTCGACTGGCCGGTCTATCCGAGCGATATTCACTTTTTAAGATCCCTTAAACTCATCCGTGTTGTAATATACTTCTTTGTCGTATATCTCAACTTCTCTCCAAGTGATGTGAAACTCTTTCTCAATTGGCTTTCCGCAAGCTGGGCAGAAATTTAGGGGAATGCCCGTTTTTATTGTTGCAAACGCCCATCTCTCTTCGCCTTTTGCACCATGTCTGGCTCTTGCGGCAAGTTGAAACTGATACTCAAGTTCAAACATTGGGTGTTCACGGATATTCATCGCAAACCTATGAGCATCTTCTTCCATGCGGTGCGTTTCCAAAAACTCACAGAACTCGCACCTATTGTCTGCGAAAGCAATCACTCCATCGAGCCAAGCGGCATAGAAGAAAAGTGCGGCAATGGCAAGGAGCAACAGGATGATTAACAGGGGTTTCATGGCTTTGTCGCATTGATGCTACACTTGCCGTCTTTCCAACAAGCGCACATCTCCGTGCAGATTCCATAACAGATTATTGTCATCATGTCACCTCATTAAATTGCGTAGTCAGTAAAGAACCGTTGGTTGGGAAAAACTTGTACGCACCCTTTTCCTTTTGGATGGTCTTATCTTACGCCATCCGCTAATTGCCGTTTAAGTTCTTCGATGGCGTTTGCGGCTCGTTGAAGCAAATCCGCAATATCATCCTTGCCGCTATGTCTGCATACTGTTTCAACTAAGCGGAGTTCCGCAGTAATCGAAATGTACTCGTCCATCATGTGATTGCCGTGCCATAGGCTTGCACGGTTAGGTCACCATTTAGGTCGCTGAATACGATGTTTTCTCCGACAAGGGTGTTCAACATTGTTACGGAAGTCAGATGAACCGTTACAGGCTCGGCAAGTTCGTAGACAAGTTTTACCCCGGCAACAGCCGCCGTAAATGTATCAGCATCAGAGTATGCCGGGTCTTTAATGCGAATGGATTTGTCAACAGTTCTGAGTGCAATACAAGGGCTACTGCTCGACAGCAGAGTGTTGTAGCTTACTGTCTTATAGCTTTCGCAAAGAATATCCCCGGCAATAGAACTCCCGGACGGGAAAGCCCCTGTGCTATAAATCGCATAAGAGTAAAACACCCCTGTGCCAGAGTCATATGTCCAACTCTGCTCACCAAGGTCAAGCGCATCCGGTTTCTCCACCACCACATCTGCGCTCCCATCCTCAAAGATGTCAACATGCCCACCGTAGTAGGTAGCATTGAATGGAATGGTGAGGGTTGTGCCGCTGTAGGGCTCGAAATCTGTTTTTGTGCTTCCGATTTCAATCTGGAAATCAGTTACCTCTGCATACTGTTCAAGTGTAACGGAAGATGATTTGCTTGCCGGGGTCATCTCAACAAATGCATATTTCCCTGCCGGGATTGTTCCAGTAATAGAGATTTCAGTTGTTCCAAGATTGTTGAAGTAAACCCTTTGAACGGATGTAGCGCCGCTTCTTGCTTCGGTATCGTTGTATTTTAAGTAAACATACCCATTACAGTTTTCCGTATAGTTTTTGACCTTGCAAGAAACGGTAATGCTTGTGTCTACAGGAAACCGCATCCCAGTAAACGGAACAACATAAGCCCAAGAGTTTACGCCAAGTTGCATATTATCTCTGTTGCCATCCGCTCCACCAAGATAAAACGCATTAGGATCATCACCAATTTTGGCAACATTCGCACGATAAATTGTCTTGCTCGTTATGTTGTCAAATGACCACAGATTCTTCCCTGTCCTCGTCACTTCCCCCTCTGTCCATCCAGTGATCGGGCAGATGTTGGAGTAGGGAACCCAAGAGGAAGCAGAAGAACCCACCTCAATCATCGGATAAATGGTCACATCATACGCAACAGTTGAATTGCAGGAAAGATAAATGAAGCAATCACTATCTTCCGCAAGTGTTCCTGATTTCGGTACGCCTTGATTCGCATTTATAAATCCATCATTCGGAACTACTTTTGCCACAATCGAAATATACTGGCTATTCCCTTGAAGCACATAAGTCCCGGCTTTAAGGTGCGTGGGATGGTCACTTGTTGAAAAGTTGAAAAATGCTGTTGATGTTCCTGTCCCGGCAGATACGACACGAACACTGCCATCTGAATTGACGGTAAATGTCACGCCACTTGCTGTTTTACTGCTGTCTGTATATGGGTAGGCAATCAGATTCTTCCCCCCACCCGGCGGGTACGGTGCTTCCTGTCCGTTGAGGGATTGGATGGGAGCGAACGGCGCAGTAATATTTTTAATCGGTTTGGCTTCCTTTGCCATAAACCGGATAATCTGACCCTTGAACGTATTGAATGGATCGGGGCGGTTTCCGCCGTAGTTATCTTCCGTATAGTAATGAATGAATCTAGCTAGTTTTCCCATTTCTTTTCACTCCTATCTCGGCCACTCCATCTCCCGGTATTCCTTCACGATGTCAAGGAAGCGCCAGTTGCTTAATCCGGCATAATGGATAACCTTCTGGTTGTAGCATGTTCCGGTATATCGGTTCGCGTTGTACTCGTTGGAGATCTCCAGGATCTTCCCCTGACAGCATGCGTTCATCGCGTCCTGACACACAAAGTACAGCGCCCTGGTGTTCAGAAGCCGGATCATCTCATCGTCCTTGCCGTCTTCCCGCAGCTTCTTCAGGTTCATCATCGCCACGCCGGAGTTGGTGTACAGCCCGTGCGTCATGGCGCTCAGAGCCGGTTCTTTCACGGCAGCGAAGTAGTAATCGTCAAGTGGGATATCCCACAGATCCGAAATGTCCTGCGTCACAATCGTGTCGCAGTCTATCGTCAGGATCTTGTCTAAGTCCGGGAAGACCTTCGTCAGCGCCGACCGGATCAGCCCGATGTATGTCCATCTCTGCTGCACGTTCGCTCCGCTCGGATCGTAGATCTCCCAGATCAGCTTTGAGATGTTGATCGTCTCTATGGACGGCGAGGTTTCAAACGGGTACTCATCGTCCTCGATCAGGTAGTAGATCTTGTCCACATCGGAGTGTGCCAGCAGAGACTTTGCCGCCGACACCATATCCCAGTAGATTTCCCGTGATCCGAAGTACACCGCACACTTCAATGCTACTTCACCTCATGTTCAATGTACTTCAGAAAACTCTTCAGATCCTGCTGTTCCATCAGCATGCCGTTCTTCACGGCATTTGCTCGTGCGGTCTGCGCTACCTCAGCCACATACTGGTTCGTCTGGTCGAGGAAGTCATCCTTGAATTCCATCCAGTACGCGCGGAATGCCTTCTCGGCCTTCCGTAAGTGCTTTTCGTTCTTCGCCAGGTGGTATCTCGGCTTCTGAAAATCGTAGTAACTGTTCAGCACCGTCATGACCACGGACGCTTTGTAGAAGTCATCGTATCCGCGCTTCTTCTGCTCATGGCAGATACCCTGCCTCGTAAGCATCACATCTTCGTAGGTCTTCAGCACGAAGTCCTCTTTATCCTTGCGGACAACGCTCTCGTTGTTCCATCGCCAGATGTAGATCGGCGTGCTGACCTTCTTCAGCTTGCCTTTGACCATTTGCAGGGTCGAGTAGGCCAGCATGTTGAAGTACCCGTCCTCGTGTACGTGCATGCGCTCGTCAAAGCGGATGTCGTTGTCGAGGAGGAACTGCCTCCGGTACACCTTCCCGTGCATGAAGGTCAGATCCTCGTTGTGGTTCACGATCTGCGGGTTGCCGTCTTCGTTGAATGTCTCCTCAATGAAGTTCGACAGGCAGATGTCGAAGCCCTCCTGCATGGCGGAGAAGATCAGGTGCAGCGCGTAGTTGTTCAGGAATCCGTCATCGATGTCGCAGAACATTACATAGTCTGCATCGGATGCGGCCAGTCCGGCGTTTCGTGCTGCGGACACCCCGGCATGTTCCTTCACGATGTAGTCCACCGTGTACGGGTATTCCGCCAGCTTGTACATGGCTTCTTCCATGTTTCCGAACAGGATGTTGTCCCCGTCATTGACGAGGATCACGCGGATCTGATCAAACAGGATTCCGCGCTGAGTTCCTATCGTGTCGAACAGGAACTTGCACACGCTCCAGGGTTCTTTGTAGTGGGGAACTATCAGGTCTAGCTTCATAAAGATCCTTTCAGTTGATCGTCCTGACCGGGACTAAATAACACCGGCATCTCGGATGCGGTTTGGTCGGCACTTTGTCGATGTCGAACACCGTCCCGTTCAGATCCTCGCAGGAGTCACAGACTTTCTCGTCTCCGTATGCCGTCCAGCGTACCCGCTTGACTCCTGCGTCTTTCAGCGCCTGTAGGTTTGCCTCGTCTTCCGTGATGTCCGTGTAGAAGCCGATCTGCTGCATCATGTGCCGAACGGATTTCTCCAGTTCCAACTGCTTTTGCGTTCTCGTTGGTACAGAGAGGATTGCTTCCTTGGCGCGGTCACGTTTGCGGATAAGCTCCGCGTGAAAGGCATAGTGCGTAACGGGATTCGGGATGTCGAGGAGTCCCGCCAGATACATTTCCACCAGTTCGTCAACCTCGTCATCCTCCGGCTCTTCGTTTGTCAGCCACAGGCACATCTCTCCGTACCGCTCCGCATACAGCGCGGCGAAGCGCTTTGTGCAGAGTTCTTCAATCCGCTCGTACAGCAGATCGATCTCCTTCATGACATTCATGTCATCGAAGCGGAGGATCGTGAGCCTGTTCCGGGTCTCCTCCTTACGCTTCAGAACCGCCTTCGTCAGTTTCGCCAGCGTCCTGTCCGCCAGTCGGTACGGTTCCGGCATTCTTCCTCTCATTCGCTATCCTCTCCCGTTCACGGGCAAGATCTTCCTGAATTTTCTGTTCTTCCTTCGCGTCTTCGGCTTTCCGGTATTCCAGATATTGCAGGGACGCGGCCTCCGGGTCGGAGTCGAGTCCGGAGTATTTATATGCCTGGATCGGCGGCACTCCGGTATCCATTAGAGTGGTGAAGGTCTGGCTCTTGACCAGCAGATCCTGGTAGCTGTGTCTGCCAAGTTTCGGTTCCACATCGGACACCTTCAGCCCGTCCAGTCGGTTGTACTGGCTGCAAATCTTCAGCACGATCTTCAGGAACTCCGTCTCGGACTTCTTCCAATGGCCTTCCGTTTCAAGCGCCCGCGCTTCCGCGTGCCACCAGCCGTTCTTGATGATCATAGCGCCGTTGTTGGAGCTGTCCGAGGTGTTCGCGCTTCCCTGACTCGGCATCCCGACAATTTCAAGGATCGTCTGTTTGATGTCGTCCACCAGCGTCTGCGTCTGTCCCTGATCAAGCTGTTCGCTGAGGTAGTAGATCCTGCCTCTCCCGCTGCCGTCAGGTGCGGAAGGAACCTTGATCGCGCCGAGATCTTTCAGTTCCAGGAATTCCTCTCTGGAAATGTCAACCCCCTCAAACACCATCAGCGCCTGGATAAACTGCTCCACGCCGTCAAGGCGGTCGCTCAGGCAAAGGTTGTAGGAGTCGAGCAGATCGAGGACTACTTCGAAGCATCCCATGTACGCGCTGTTGCACGGGTATTCCACCATCGGCACAAGCCCGAAGTTGTGTACCTTGATCCCGACCACCTGTTCAGCACTCTGCGAGGTCCCGTCTATGGTGAACATCACATCTTTCGTGTACACCGTGTACCGAACCTTGTCGTTCGACTCGTCCATGTACACGTAGGTCACGCCCATGACCGTGCGCTTGGTGACATCGTTGAACTTCACAACAAACGAGTTCCGCGAGTCCGTGGTGTAGATCTCAAACGGGGCCTCGTCCAGCAGATCTTCCGCCTCACCCTGATCCTGTATCGTCAGGCGGTAGCCGACTCCGTACAGGAACATCTGGTATGCCAATTCCATATCCTTGGACTGTTTGCCCTCGGAGATCATCATCGAGTTCAGTTCCTCGATCTTCTCCGGCGTGTCCTCGCTCTTTCCTCTCGATACGTACTGGATCGGCTCTCCGGCGAAGTCCGCCGTCTTGAAGGAAAGGATCTGGTTTGCGATGTTTACAACCGTCTTGTTGCAGATGTATTCGTTATGCTCTTTGACCCTGTTCAGGATCGGCTGGATGCCCCTGGAATACTTCTCCAGATACACCTCTTCTTTGCGGTTACGCAGATGTGTCGGAAGCGCCTTGTTCAGCACCTCCAGCACGTTGCCCACGTTGATCTCCGCAACATCCGTAAAAATCTGACGCCGTCCGTGCAGATCGTCCCTCTTCCCAAGCGGATAGTATTTGTCGTCCGTGGAGTTCTTGACGCCCTGAAGTTCTACCGTTTCGTCTCTATCGTTTGTATGTACGTGGCCGCCCATCATTTCACCTCCACGGAATAGTTTTCTGAAACAAGGCACATTAACAAGATTTCGCTGTACGTGCCTTTATGCGGATTTCCACCGCCCTGCTTACTCCCAACAAACGACCGGGATCTTCATCCCCGCCAGCAGTCATGTTGTCTTGAAAAAGGAGGTCACAATCACGCAAGCCGTTCCCCAACCGTCCTGCGTGCCCTAAGTCATAAAAAAAACAGGCCAACCGTATGCATCATGCAAACAGTTGACCCGCTCGGATCGTTATCATTCTCTACTCAGAGAAGACCACATCATATTTCGTTTTTACTGTCGTTTCCCGAATCAGCAAACGGTTTCCGCGCTTCTCACGAATGATTTTGATGTCTACCCCCCGTCCGCTCGACAGAATCTCTTCAATCTGACGGATGGCGGCTGGCGAAAGAGAAATCTCAGGTTTCATTTTATTCCGCCTTTTTCAAAAATGTCCATAGTTTTGCTCTATATATTGTATCATGGTTCATGTTATACCACAAGGCATTCACCTGAATACGATACAAAACGATAGTAATCCATTACAATATAATACTCACCACGGACGCCGAATGACCTCAACTTTGTGGAAACTGAAGCTTTGACAGAAGTCCGCAAGCATCGCCATCGCGTCCGGCGCGTCATCGTGCTTGTTTCGCCCCGCCATCGAGTAGCCGTAGAGGAGGTTCATGGCGTCCCGGTATTCGTGGTTCGTCTTGTAATCTCCCTCGTACTGGAACAGGCAATGCTGCTTCACCCACACGGATCCCGTAATGATGCGCGTCTCTTTGTTCGTCTGCGTCCATTTGGTCTGGATGCCGGTGTTTCCTCCCGCTTCCTTGATGCGCCTTGCGATGTTCTCCGCAAAGATCATGCCGCCACGGTTCGATTCCACCCTGCACACCTTGACATTGTGCTTCAGCAGCTTGTTCACCACCATGTCCTCGATGGTTTCAACCTTGCCGTTGTAGCAGACGAAGTCCTCCACATAGTAATCCTGCCCGTACTGGTACACAATCGGCATAACGGCATAGTCGTTCCCCTGCTCCTTCGTGTCGCACACGGCGAGGATGCTGTCCGGTTCCCGCTCCGGCCGCGTGGAATACCGCCGCAGTTCCTCCGGATCGTAGAGTCTCCCTTCCCGCTCAATCGGTTCGTTCTGATACAGCGCCCGCCAGGAGGCATCGTCCATGATGTCCCTCTGCATGTGCAGCATCTCCGTGGTGTAGCCCAGGCCGTGCGGGTAATCAAAATTCGACTCGTCATTCTCGTCCAGCGCCGGGAACTTGATGAACTTCGCACGCGGGTCTCCCTCGTACTCCTGTTCCAGCCGCCCTAAAATGTCGTGCAGGGACCACCGGGTCGCGATGTGCAGCTCCCGACAGCGCGTGCCTACCTTTCTCTGGCGGAGGTCCGTGTAATATTGCTGCCACAGTTTGTCGAGCCGATCCCTGCTCATGGCAGTCTCAATTGAGTCCACAAGGTCATCACAGTACAGGAGGTTCATAGCGCGGACTTTACCGGCATTCCCGCTCCCGATGGAAGAGAATTCCAGCGTCATGAACCGCTTTCCGTCTTTCCGGTCATGCCCGATGTCGATCATCATG